GGAACAGGCGGATATCACCGCGCGCACGGCAGAGCGCGGGACCGATTGGGAGCGATTGCTCGCTCACTGATGGCTTGGGATACATCGTGTCGGGATTGGACTGATCGCATTCTAGCGGGCCGGTCCCTGGTTCCAGACCTTCCGCTCGATCAGGATGCCGCGCGCAGGGCGGCGGGCATATTCGACGCGCTGCGTCTGCCGGACGTGCCCGGCCAGCCGAGGATGAAGGAAGCGGCGGGTGACTGGCAGCGCGACATCGTCAGGGCGCTGTTCGGGTCGGTGGTGAACGGCCAGCGGCAGATCCGCGAGGCGTTCGTCCTGGTGCCGAAGAAGAACTCGAAGACGACCGCCGGCGCAGCGATCATGCTGACGGCGCTCTTGGTCAACCAGCGACCGCGCGCCGAGTTTCTGCTCATCGCGCCGACGCAGGAGATTGCCGATCTGGCCTTCAGCCAGGCCGTTGGCATGATCGAAGCGGACCCGGTGCTGGCGAGCAAGTTTCATGTGCAAGGACACCTCAAGAGAATTTCATATCGACAGACCAAGGCGTTCCTGAAGGTCAAGAGCTTCGATCCGAAGGTCGTCACCGGAACGAAGCCTGCGGGCATCCTGCTCGATGAGACGCACGTCATCGCCGAGGCACCCGACGCGGACCGCGTCATCGGCCAGCTTCGCGGTGGTCTGATCTCGCAGCCCGAGGGCTTCTTGATTCAGATCACGACCCAGTCCGAGCGACCGCCGGCTGGTGTATTCGCCGCCGAGTTGTCGAAGGCGCGCAAGGTGCGCGACGGAACGCTGAGCGCGCCGCTGCTTCCGGTTCTCTACGAGTTCCCCGAGGGCTTGGACTGGCAAGAGCCGAGCAACTGGCACCTCGTCACGCCCAACAACGGCCGGTCGATCACGGTCGAGCGACTGATTCCCGACTACGAGGCCGCGCGCGAAGCGAGCGAGGCCGAACTACGACGCTGGGCATCGCAGCATCTCAACGTCCAGATCGGCGTCGCGCTGCGGTCCGATGGATGGGCCGGGGCGCAGTTCTGGAGCCGGGGCAACGGCGGGCCGCGCTCGCTGGAGGAACTGCTCGACCGCGCCGAGGTGGCGACGGTCGGCATAGACGGCGGCGGACTGGACGATCTGTTCGGATTCGCGGTGATCGCGAGGGAGCGAGACACGCGCCGCTGGTTGCTCTGGGCTCATGCGTTGATCAGCCCCGAGGGGCTCGACCGGCGCAAGGCGAATGCGGCGCTGTACCAAGACTTCGCGCGCGACGGCGACCTGACGGTGGTCGATGGCCTTCCTGGCGACCTTGAATGGATCAAGGCGCATGTCGGCCTGGTCCTCGACGCCGGATGTCTCGCGATGGTCGGCGCTGACCCTGCTGGCATCGGCGGCGCGGTGGACGCGCTGGCCGAGATCGGTGTGAGCGAAGAGACCAAATTGCTGGTCGGTGTGCCGCAAGGAATCAGATTGATGAACGCGGCCAAGACAGTCGAACGCAAGCTCGTCGATGGCTCGCTGAAACACTCAGGCTCGCGCCTTCTGGCGTGGTGCGCGGGCAACGCGAAGGTCCGCGCGACATCGACGGCGATGATGATTGAGCGAGCGGCGAGCGGATACGGAAAGATCGACCCACTGATGGCCTCATTCAACGCGGCGCACCTCATGACGCTCAACCCGACCGTCGCCGGCCCGGCGGCGGCGTGGGCGATGCCGTGTTGAATTGGTTGGACCGGCTGCGTGGCCGGGACGAGAAGAAAGCGGTCGAGTTCACCGAGGGCTGGCTGGACGCGGCGTTTGGCTATTCGCAATCCTGGACCGGAGAGCCGGTCACCGTCTCGACGGCGCTTCAAGTCCCGGCTTTCTACCGCGCGGTCATGGTCATCGCGGACGGTCTCGCGCAGCTGCCCATCGTGCTGATGCGACCGACCGATGGCGGGATGGAACCGGCGACCGATCATCCGCTCTTCGACCTCTTCGCGCGCTCTCCGAATGCGTGGCAGGACGCGAGCGAATGGGTTCGCACGACCATGATGCACAAGGCATCGACGGGCTGCGCGGTGTCGTGGCGGAACGTTGTCAACGGCCAGATCCGCGAGTTGATCCCGATCAAGCCAGACAACGTCCAGATCGTCGTCCGACAGGATCTGGAGCTCGAATACACGATCAGCTTCGAGAACAACAAGACACTGACGCTCGCACGCTCCGAGGTCTTTCACCTTCGCTCGCCATCCTGGGACAGCGCGCGCGGGCTAGATCCGGTTCTGCTTGGTCGCCAGGCGCTCGGGCTGGCGCAAGCCAGCGAGCGCAGTCAAGCCGCTCTGCACAAGAACGGCGTCCGTACGACCGGCCTGTTCACCCTCGACGGCAATCCGTCGCAGGAACAACGCGACCGGGTGCGCGAGGCAATCGCCTCGATGTACGGCTCGGCGTCGAACACGGGCAAGCCGGTGCTGGCGAGCGGCGCGTTGAAATTTACTCCGACGCAGATGACGGGCGTCGATGCCCAGCATCTCGAGACCCGCAAGCATCAGATCGAAGAGATCGCTCGGCTGATGGGCGTCTTCTCGATCATGCTCGGTCACGCGGGCAACAACTCTCCGACGTTCGCATCCGCCGAGGCGTTTTTCGCGGCGCATGTCCGCTACACGCTCCAGCCAGAGATTAAGGCGATGACCAGCGCGCTCAACGCGCAGCTGCTCACTGACGAAGAGTGGGCAAATGGCTATCGCTTCACGATGGACACCAGCGAGCTTCTGCGCGGGTCGTTGAAGGACCGCGCCGAATACTACGACCGCGCTATTCGCGGCGGCTGGATGACGCGCAACGAGGCGCGCGAGGACGACGGCTGGAACCCGATAGATGGTCTCGACAAGCCATTGTTCCCCTTGAACATGGGCGAGGTCGTAGGCCAGGGATCGGACGCGGACGTCGCGCAGCCGGTCGATGTCGAGGATAACGCCGCGCAGAAGAACCCGTGGTCCCCGACCGATGAGATGGCGGCGAATGCGCGGCGAGCGCTGGCGTGGCGCGACGAATACGGGCGCGGCGGCACCGCTGTCGGCATCGCTCGCGCGCGCGATATCAGCAACGGTCGCCGTCTGCCGCGCGACACGATCATGCGGATGGTCTCGTTCTTCGCTCGGCACGAAGTGGACAAAGAGGCCGAAGGCTTCCGCCAGGGCGAACCGGGCTTCCCGAGCAACGGGCGCATCGCATGGGATCTCTGGGGCGGCGACGCTGGCCGCGCATGGGCGAACAGGATCGCCGACAGGATTGAGGAGCTCGGAGAATGAGCAACGGCGTCGCGAGCATCGCACTTGAGGTCAAATTCGCCGCAGACAAGCCGATGGGCTCGTTCTCGGGCTACGGCGCGGTCTACGGGAACATCGACGAGGGCGGCGACATGATCACGCCAGGCGCGATGGCGCGTAGCCTCGCGTCGTGGTCGAGCAAGGGCATGTTGCCCGCCATGTACTACAACCACGACCGCTCCAAGGGCGCTGTTGGCGTCTGGGAAAAGATGAGCGAGGACCAGAACGGTCTACATGTCGAGGGCCGGATCATCGGCCTCGACACCGACGAAGGAAAGATGACCTACGCGCGCCTTCGTGAAGGCGCGATCAAGGGCATGAGCATCGGCTATCGCGTTCCTGCCGGCGGGTCGAAGATGGGCACAGGCCGCACCGGAGAACCGAGGCGGTGGCTGAAGGCCATCGATCTGCGCGAGGTCTCGGTGGTCGATGACCCGATGAACCCGCTCGCGAAGCTCGCCTACCTCAAGAGCGCTCCCGCGCTCATTCTCGACGCGCGCGGCCTGGAGGCTGCTCTGCGCGACGAACACAAGATGTCCATCGCCGAGGCCAAGAGCCTCGTCGCGGTGGTCCGTCGTCATCTGCGCGATGCAGCTGACGAACACGCCGACGCCTCTCGTGATGACGAGGTCGAGGCTTTGGTCGCGTCGCTGAAGCGCGCGGCTTCCATCCTCTCCACGAAAGGTTAGTCCTATGGAACTCAACGAACTGAAAGGCGCGGTCGATGCTGTCGGCTCCGCTTTCGAGGCCTTCAAGGCCACCAACGACGCGCGCCTGGCCGAGATCGAGAAGAAGGGCTCTGCCGACGTCGTGACGCGCGACAAGCTCGACCGGATCGAGACGAGCCTGTCGAAGTACGAGTCGCTGAACCAGAAGCTGGTCCAGGCCGAGCTCGCGGCGAAGAACGCCAGCGAGACCGCCGCCGATCTGGCCGCGAAGCTCAATCGCATGGGCTCCGGCAAGGCCGCGCCCGAGGCCGACGAGGTCAAGGCGCGTGCGAACGACTGGATGCGCGCTGTCGTGCGCTCCATCGCGCGCGGTGACGGCGCTCTGTCCGAGAGCGAGCGCAAGAGCCTCGACGGCGTCGCCGCCGAGATGAAGTCGCTCTCGCTGTCGCCCGACACGCTCGGCGGCTATCTCGCGCCGACCGAGTATGTCCGCGAGATCATCAAGGGTGTGGTCGAAGTCACGCCGTTCCGCGCTGTCGCGCGCACGCGCCAGACCACGCAGAAGGCCATTCAGCTGCCGAAGCGCACCGGCACCTTCTCGGCGCAGTGGGTCCAGGAGCAGGGCACGCGCTCCGAGACCACGGGCCTCACCTACGGCATGGATGAGATCCCGACGCATGAGATGTACGCGCTGGTCGACATCACCAACCAGATGCTTGAAGACGCCGCCTTCAACATGGAGGCCGAGGTTCGCGCCGAGGCCACCGAGCAGTTCGCGAAGGCCGAAGGCGCGGCGTTCCTCTCGGGCTCCGGCGTCGGTCGTCCGTTCGGCTTCCTCAACAACGCTTCCATCGCGACGGTCAATTCCGGCGCGGCGGCAGCGCTGACGGCTGACGGTCTGCTGTCGGTCTACTACGGCATCAAGACCGACTACGCACGCGCGGCGGTGTGGATGCTGAACCGCAGCACCATCGGTCAGATCCGCCGCCTCAAGGACGGCGACGGCGAGTATCTCTGGGCTCCTGGCCTCGCGGGTGGCGTGCCGAACACCATCAACGGCGCGCCCTACGTCGAAGCTGCCGACATGCCGGATGTCGGCGCGTCGGCCAAGCCCGTCGCGTTCGGTGACTTCCGCCGTGGCTACGTCATCGTGGATCGCATCGCGATGGAGATGCTCCGCGATCCGTACACTCAGGCGACCTCCGGCGCGGTCCGCATGATATTCCGCCGTCGCGTTGGCGGTCAGGTCGTGCTGCCCGAGGCGATTGTCCTCCAGAACGTCGCCCTCTGATCCTGATCGAGAAAGGACCATTCAAATGGCCTCCAAAGACCTTCACAACAACATCGACATCAAGCGGGCGATCTCGCCCGTGTCGGTGTCCGACAACACCGCGCAGGTGTCGCAGATCCTCGACACGCGCGGCTACGAGAGCATCGAGCTGGTCATCGCGACCGGCTCGATTGCCGACGCAGACGCCACGTTCAGCGTCCTGATCGAAGACGGCGACAGCTCGACGCTGACGGACGCGGCGGCGGTGTCTGACACGTTCCTGCTCGGCACCGAAGCCCTCGCGGGCTTCCAGTTCGATGACGACAACGAGTGCCGGAAGATCGGCTATGTCGGCGGGAAGCGCTACGTCCGCGCGACCATCACGCCGGCCAGCAACGCCAGCGCGGCGCTGATCTCGGCGGTGTGGGTGCTCGGCAACGCGCGCACCGCGCCGACGTCGAACCCGCCGGCCTGATCTGACTGGGCGGCGGGCTTCGGCTCGCCGCCCTCTCTACCGAACGAGGTGCTCATATGAGCTACAACACGCAGAACTACGACGAACAGGGCGGCGCGCTCTCCGTCATCGGGGGCGAGCTTCGCATCTCGGGCGGCTACATCAGCGGCGGCGCGATCCTCAACAAGCGCCAGCGCTTCACCATCGCTGAGATCAACGCGGGCGCGACGCTCCTTCCCGCGATCCCGGGCAAGAGCTACCGGATGATCGGATGCAAGGCGATTTCGATTGGCAACGCTGCGGGTGCGGTGACGACGGTGGACGTGACCGGCACGGTCTCGACCTCGCGCAAGCTCGTGGCCTACGCGCAAGCGAACCTGACGCAGTCGACCGTCCTGGTTGACGGCGGCACGGGCGCGGCGGTTCTCGCTGACGGCGCATCGTACACCGCGAACGACGCCGGAACGGCGATCCTGGTCGGAAAGACGGGATCGAACGTGACGACGGCGACGCATATCGATGTGATCTTCGACTACGTCGTCGAGTGACGTCGATGAAGGTCGAGCGTTACAGCGTCTCGGTGACGACGGCGGCGGATGGGTCGGCAACGGCCTATTCGCCGACCATCACCGGCGCGATTTCGTCCATCGCCTATGTTGCGGACGGAACCAATCCCTACGACGCGACGGTCGATTTCTTGATCACCGTCGAGGCCACAGGCCAGGGGCTCTGGACGCAGTCCGACATCAGCTCGAGCGGTACGCGCGCGCCGCGTCAGCCGACGCATGAGCAGGACGGGACGGATCGTTTCTTCACGGGCACCAGCAGCAACCACGCGGTGCCTGATCTGATCTGCCTTGCGAACGACCGCGTCAAGATCGTGCTGGCGCAGGGCGGCAACGCTAAGGTCGGCCAGTTCGTCATCACGGTGATCTGATGCTGTCGGTGCTCGTTCCCGCGACGTCCTCACGCCTGACCTCGCTCGATGCGGTCAAGAGTGAATTGTCGATCTCGGGAACGAGCGACGATGCGCGGCTGCTGGCTTATATCGATCAGGCCAGCGCCGTCATCGCTGACTACCTCGGGCGTCCGCTCGGCCGCGAGACCGTCGCGGAGACGCTGCGGCTGTCAGCGGCGTCCGAGACCATCATGCTGTCGCGCTGGCCGGTGGTCAGCGTGACGACCGTGGTCGAGGACGGCGCGACGCTCGTCTCCACCGACTACGAGATCGACAGAAGCTTCGCGTACCGGCTGTTCGATGACGAACGCGCACGCTGGCCGGCGGTCAAGGTCATCCTGACCTACGTCGCAGGATACGATTTGCCGGACGGCGTCGCGCCCGCAATCGAACGCGCGGCGACGCAGTTGGTCGTCGCTATGAATGCCTCGCGTGGCCGCGATCCTTCGCTCCGCTCCGAGAGCGTGGAAGGCATCGGCGCGCAATCCTGGCTCGATCCGCGTAACGGCGGCGGGCCGCTTCCTGACGGCGTCGTGGCGTTGCTCAATCCCTATCGCGAGGTCATCGTATGAGCGGCACGTTCAGCCTTGGCGATTTCTCCATCGGCGCAGCCGCGACGCAAGTCGGCGATGTTGTCGATGATCTCAGCGGCGCGCTTGCCGTCACGCTCTCTGCGCGCCTGGCCTATGGCTCGGGCGGCACATCCTGCTATGCGGTGGTCGAGACATCGCTCGATCAGGGCGTGACCTGGGTGCAGATCGCGCGCTTTGATTTTACGACCTCGGGGCTTCAGAAGGTGATGACCGTTTCCGGCCTCACGCCGCGCATCGCCGCCGCGACCGCCGGTAGTCTCGCCGCCGACACGGCGCTCGACGGCACGCTGGGCGACCGGCTGCGCGCGACGGTGGTCTCGACTGGCACCTATACCGGATCGACGGTCGTCTCGGTCCGCGCCAACGTCCGATGAACACGCGCGGCGCGATTGACCGGCTCGGCCAGGTCGCGCAGCTGCGGCGGCTGACCGGGACCGGGGCGAACCAGGTCTGGCACGAAGTCACTCTGCGCGTCTTCGCGCGCCAGTTCAGGGCGCAGGAGATCGTGCCGGGGTCAGGGCTCCAGCAGGGAGACCGGCAAATCATCGCGCACCACGCCGAGATCGACGCCGCGCAATGGCCGGCACCGCCGCGCCGCGATGACAAGCTGCTCCTGGAGGGGCGGCTCCTCAACGTGCAGTCGGTCGAGACCGTGCGCGTGGGCGAGAGCGTCGAACGCTACAACATGGTCTGCCGGGGATGAGAGCGTACCGCTCGCCGCGCATCTTCGCGCGCGAGATCACGGTGGCGTCGAAGAACCTGTTCCCGGCTCAGGTCGAGGCGCTTCTCGAGGACGCCGCGCGCCGCGAGAAGGCGCGCGTGCTGGCCGAACAGACGCAGCGCGCGGGCATCGCGCCAACCACCGAGACCATCGTGGACGGACGGCGCGGCGCGCCTATCGACGCGGCGACGGACAGGTCCACCATCGTCATCGAATACGAGTACCTCCGCGAGATAGCCGCATGGCTCCTCGACACGCTGGAGCGCGGCGCGGTGCGCGGTCCGACAGGTGTCTACGCGCGATCATTCATCCTGCTGGTCGATGGTGCCGAAGCTCAGGTCTCGGCGATCACCCACGACACGCAGTCCTTCGTCGTCGCGAACACGCAGCCATACGCGCGGCGGCTGGAGGTCGGAAAGACCAAGTCCGGCTCGCCGTTCATCGTGGATGACAGCCGCTATCGGTATGTGGATAGCGTCGCCAAGGCCGCGAAGGCGCGCTTCGGCAACGTCGCGCTGGTCCGGCATACCTTCGTCACCCTGTCGGGTGCTTATCGTCTACGACGCGCGCAAGGCAAGCGCCGCGACCGTCAGGCCGGATCGGAGATCTCCTATCCCGGCGTCCGTGTTTCTAAGCTCTAGGAGCCTCTCAGATGGCAGTCACGATCAGCCTCTACAACCACACGGCCAAGCTCTTCGCCGAAGGCTCCAACGTGCCGGGCGACACCTACAAGGTGAAGCTCTACACCGCTGCGACGTTCAACGCGACGCACACGACGCTCGCGGGTGTCGGCGGCACCGAGGCCACGACGGGAACCGGGTACAACGCTGGCGGTCCTTCGCTCGCGAACGTCGCGGTAACGACGGTGACGACGAACGATGCGAGCTTCGATGCCGATGACGTCACGCTGACGGCTTCCGGTGGCTCGATCACGGCGAGCTTCGGCGTGCTCTACAACGACACCGACGCGAACGATCCGCCGCTCGCGTTCATCGATTTCGACGGCTCGCAGAGCGCTGGCGCTGGCACCGACTTCAAGATCATCTGGGACGCCAGCGGCATCTTCTCGTTCACGGTAGCCTGATAATGGCCGACAACGTCGCAATCACCCCAGGCTCGGGCGCAACCGCTGCCGCCGACGATATCGACGGCGCGCTACACCAGCGTGTCAAGATCACGGTCGGCAGCGACGGTGTGTCGCGCGGGGACGTGGATGTCACGAACCCCATGCCGGTGCGGCAGGACGACCTGGGGTCCATCGAGCAAGCAGCAGAGCAACTCAAAACGTCGCTCATCAACACCGGCAACGACGAGCCGCTTCAGCTTGTGGGGCTGCACCCCAACTTCCCGCTGCCCATCGATACCGCGACGCCCATGCCGATTGCGGGGGTCGGGCCGATTGGAGAGCAGCGGAAGGTCGCTGTGGACGGGCAGGGCGCTCTGCTCCCATCGAATGAAACTGTGCGTTTGGCGTTTGCCCGCTCGTTCCCCACAAGCACCCCAGGCACCCTAGCGGTCATTGATTGCACGGGGTTCCAGAGCCTGATTGCCATCCAGCGTTCTGGATTTTCTGGAACCCCCATCGTCTTTGCCTGGAGCATGGACAACGTCAACTTCTTCACCGCAACCGGAATCGACTACAATCCTACATCTGGGCCAAATTATATTTACGCCAACAACATACTTTCAACCACTGGCATGTATGCGTTCCCGGTCCTTGCGAGGTATTTGCGAATCTCTACCGCCAGTGTGTCAAGTACAACAACAGTTAGTTGGGAAATATACCTGAAAAGGAACCCGCTAACTGTTGGAACAGTGCCGCCGATCACAGCGATTACTTTATCACAAATTGCTGGGGTGAGTGCTGTCACTGCCGCTAATGGCGTTCTTGGTATAGGCGGCCCAGCAGCACCGGGAAGCGCCCATTCCACAACCAGCCCGGTGCAGATATCCGGTTCTGACGGCACCCTCGTTCGCCGCATCCTCACGGACACCGCCGGAAACACCGCCGTCGTCGGCCACGTCACCACAGGCGCAACGCTGATCCCCGCCACATCTAATCGTGGCCCCGTTCTCGTCGGCGCTGCCGATCTGGAGCAACGCGCCCAGCGCATGGTGGTGGACGGACTGGGGCGTCTGCGTATCCAAATTGAAGAGAGCGGCACCAAGGACGACGGTGTGATCGACGCTCTCAACAACGTGGTCCGTGAACTCAAACTGCTCAACGCAAAGCTGACGGACCTTCCCTACTATCTCGGCATCAACTCGGTGATGCCCGACGATGACAAGGCATTCCGAGACGATCGAACCCTCTTTAACCAGTAACGGAGACTTCAATGCTTATTCAAGGCACAACCGGCCCCGTCAACGTGGGCGATGGCGTCAACCCGCCGATCCGTCAGGGTCGCCAGGGTGACGTTCTCATGAGCCAGCTTCATGGCGACAAGTACGAGCAGAACTATCGCGGAAATACCTTCTTCAGCGGCCACACGTCGCTGGCGGCGCTTTCGGCCAATACGATCACGCTGACGGCGACGACGACGCCGATTCTTGGCGTGTGGAACCCGCTTTCCTCGACGGTCAACGTCGTGCTTCTCCAGGCGATGCTGAACGTGGTCGCCAACAACCTGACCTCGGGCGCGGGACCGGGCGTGTTCGTGTGGGGTGTCTCGACCG